TCCCAACTAAATATAAACCAGCCATCCTTTTCTTCCTTACCACCAATTACAGCAAATGCATCACCTACGAATGTTAATGAATTTGTTACTGCTTTGGCTAAATCACCGTCTTCTGCAAAGTCTACCTCTTGTTTAATTAATTCTTGAAATGATTTGAGCCCTTGGGCAATGTTTGTTAATTCAGTACCTGCGCCCTTAACTGCATCAATACCTTTTTCAACAAGGTTCTCATCCCAGCTAAACGGACCCCAACCATCTTGAACTTCCATACCACCAATTGTAGCAAATGCTTTACTAACGAATCCTAATGAATCTTTAATTGCTATGGCTAAAAATCCATCACTCTTAAAAGCCTCCTCTGTAAGTCCATACTTTTTTCTAAGATCAAGGAATCCTGCTAAACCTTCAGTAATATCTTTAAGTGCTTTACCTGATCCTTTAACTGCATCAATACCTTTCTCTACATTATTTTCATCCCATTGAAATAAACCAAACATGGCAGAGTCTGAAGTCTCATTAGCACCAATTGCAGCAAAAGCAGAATTTAAGAAACCTAATGTTTCGGTTATTGCAGTATTAAGATACCCACCGTCTTTAAATGCATCACCATCTAATCCGTATTTCTTTTTAAGATCTAAGAATGCACCTAAACCTTTTGTAATTTCCATAAGAGCTTTGCCGGAATCCATAACAGAATCGATACCTCTTTCGGTTGCATTAGGACTGAACGTGTTTCCGAATATTGCACCAAATAAACCACCAGGGCTTGCAGGTTCTCCACCAGCCTGAGCGAATGCTCCACTAACAGATCCTAAAGCTATTGCGAGTTCTTTTGAATCATCTTCAGTAAATCCTACGTCCTTAAATGCAGATAAGCCTTTAGACAATTCCTGTAAAGCCAACCCGGCACCTGCATACATAGCGGATGCCGCAAGACCAGATCCACTCTGAATAACCCTGGTAAATAATCCACCTATCATACCAAACACGCCACTTTCAGGATTTATTCCAGAGAATGCCATTGCAACGGCTCCTAATGTAGTAGCAAGATCTTTAGAATCTTGTTCTGAAAAATCTAAATCTTTCATGGCCTGAAGACCTGGTGCTAACAAAAGTAAAGATCCACCAGCAGCAGCATAAAGAGCAGGGCCTAACAATACGGCTCCTGCCGATCCTGCAACTGCCAACCCAGCTAATGCCATTATACCACCTACTGCCAATAGGACTCCACTTTGTATTCCAATGTCTCCTAATGACATCCCTTTAGTAGCATCAGCAAAAGGAACATAACCCATATTAAACACGAGTAATCCAATACCATTTACTGCTAGCGACAATGCACCTTGTAAAATATTATTTACGCCAAATTTACCAACTAATGCGATGGCAGTTCCAATTCCTAGTATAGTAATACTTTGAATGAGTATATCACCAATACCAACAGTTGATGGGAAGGCTGCTGCAAATAGAGCATAACCTAATCCAAATACAACAAGACCTAATCCTATTATACTTAATGTCCCAGCTCCTCTTTTAATATTCTTTGACATCTTCTTACTTCCTAATAATGATACAGCCCCACCTATAAGTAGGATAGATAATGTCATTCCAATTAAGACTGCAGGCTGCATAAGAACAATCATAGAAGCTAAAGCTGCTACTGCTAAACCAATACCAAATGCCAATAGTCCTTCAGCCATCACAGTAAGAGCCCGTGACCCTCTCTTAATTCTTTTACTAAACTTTTTGCCACCTAACAAATAAAATACACCTCCCATAATGAAAAGCGTTGGTATAAGTATTGGAAGACCAATAAGTCCTACTAGGATAAGAGGAGTTGATAATGCAAGAGCTGTTGCAAATTTCATTATAGCACCACCCATAGAGTCTAAAGCATCAATTCCTTTTTGCACCTTCTTAACATCAAACTGTTCAAATTTTTCAAATGATTTGACTACAAAATCAAGGAATTTATCTACTGCCTTTTTTGGTACAATAGTCCAAAGTAACATAGCTTTACCTGTAAGTAAAGCACCCATTCCTAAATCTTTTAATGCTTGTGCACCACTACCTTTGATCTTTCCAGCACCTTTATCTGTTCCACTGCTTTTGGATGTAGAGGCTTTTGCAATTAATTCTAAATTCTTGGAATCTTTATTACCGAAAATTCTATCGACTGCATTTTGTCTAAGTCTGGCGAAGGCGAATGATTTACTCTGCTCAGCTTCCTGTGCTTGTACTTCTAATTGCCGCCCTAAAATAAATTCAATATTTCTTAAGCTAACTAATTGTTGCTGGGATGTAGCTAAGATTTGTGCACTGAGCGCATCGCCACCATTACTGGAATTGCCCATCCCTTGAACAATGAATTCTTCAATTTTTTTGATGCTTTCATTAGTTTCATTTGCATAAGCCTCTATTTTTGATAGAGGGCTCATTAAGTCCTTAAGAGTTACAGCCGCCATAGTATATTTATTAGAACTTAGGCATGCTTATTTTAGGCATTGATGGAGTTTTGTATGAAGACATACTTTTACTCATTTTATTTTGCATTCCGGACATATTCTTATATTGATCATCATAAGAAGACGTTTGTTTCTTTTCATCATCATTACGTTCTTTGATGATTTCATTAAACATTTCAAGAGTATACTCGTATTCATAGAAAGGTAGCAAATCCAACTCAGACGGTTGGAGATGCAACTTTTCCAATAAAAGAACTCTTATCTTAAAGAAGTTCAGAAGTGATATCCTGAATAATAAAGAGAGCCTTGACGCCGCCGGGAAAGGAAAGCGGGACTGTGACCTCCGCATCACAACTTTCACATGGATAGACAAACTCAGGCTTGACTCCAATTTTCGCTTTTTCTACAAGTCTATAAACAATTGAATATTTACTTGCATCCCAACCTTGGAAATTGGTTATAGCAGAAAAGATTTCATTATCATTAAAACCTCTCCATTCTCTTTGTACATAAGGAAGCACAGTAAGAGATGCTTTATCCCAAGATTTATTTTCCTCTTCACGTTTTCTAATCCAATTAGTAATAGCTCTCATTACTCCGATCGTAGGTGGTGCTAATGTAATCTCTCCATGATTTTTAGTAGGAATTGTATAGCACTTATTTTGATAATCATAATATTTTTCTAATAGTTCATCAGTTTCCTGGAATTGTAGATTAGATGTTTTAAGCTCTACGGATTCCTGAGATTTACAGCTAGGAGTGGAACATCCTTTTTTACCAATTGGCATCATAAGTTTATTTTCACCTTGCTTAAACGTAAGTTCTCTAATTGATAAAATAAGGTAAATTCTATCTTCTTCCAATACGTCTCTATAAGATCCTCTCTGTGTACCGTACATTATTTTAGTACAATTAACAAGAATAGAATTTAACTTTTCATCTACATCTAAGATGTTATCCTCATCTACTGTTGAAAAATCTCTAATCTCACCAACTCTTGCGGCTCTGATATGAATTTCAAAATCTTCTCTATAGAAACGCCCACCCGATGGGAACTGTGTTAAATCTAATTTAACATGCCCAGCCAATGATTGTATTCTTTTAATTTCTGGATCATCAGGTGAAACTACACCAGAACCTCTAGTTGTGTCAACTTTACCTAGCTCTTTAATAGTACCGCTTTCATCAGTTACTACAGCAGCAGTATCCTGAATACTTTCAGCTGCTTCAAATTCCTTTTTAATATTGTCCTCGTGACTACTCATAATTATTTAGATTTTATTAATTGTTTTTCTGGTGATGTCTCTTTTACAATATGCTCTACTATTAATTGCCTAACATATCTTGATACGGGCATCGGTTTTGTTTTTGTTTCCATTGATTTTTGGATAATGATAGAATTTAAATTATCTTCATCTTCTGGGGTTAATAAGACTTGTAATTTTTTTGTAAGTCTTTTCTTTTGTGGGATCATTTCTTGGACGCTTTCGTTATAACCATATTTAGGATTATCGGCTTTAAATTTTTTAATCCAAAATTCAAGTCTATCCATAATATGACCTAGTGATTCATCTTGTCCAAATTCTTCTAATGTAGTTTTAGTAAAGGATCTTAAACCAAAATCTTTTACCGCCCTCTTAATGTATTTTCCTGTACCTAAGTTGTTTGGATTATCATTAACAGAGTAGCCTACATAAATCTTCCCATCTGTTTGATTTTCTACTTTAAATATAGTCATGTGTTTTAGATTATGTATTCTATATTATATATTAGTGCTATGACAAAAAAACTGGCCCTAAGGCCAGTTTCTAAAAATATATTTAATGAACTTATAGATTAAAGATTTGTAGCTCCAACATTTTCTTCAACCCAGTGATCACAACGGTAAGTCATTGTTAAATCAGCGGCATCTGGAGTTTCATAATTCAATTCATCTACGAAATCAGGTTGTCCTGTTGGGAATACATCTTTACAAGTAATCTTTCTGAAAATATCACCTGCTCTGTTGTACTGTACAATAATCATACTTCCAACATAATCCTTTTTCAATCCCATTTCGCCGGTTAGTGGATCATAAATCAATTTGTACCAGTTACGGAATGTGTTGTAAATGTAGTTTTCATTTGCTTCATTCAGGTTTAAGCTGAAGTTGAGTGTGAGATCCAAGAATGTTTGTCCTGGCATACTTGCAAACGAACGATCAGCAAATTTATATTTCTGACCGATTGCATCTACAGATGGATTAAGGTTATTTAATCCTCCGATAGTTTTAACCTGTTCCAAGATTAATCCTGTATCATCACCTAATGGGCTGAACACAGTTACCTCGAAAAGGTTTGGTTGGATAGGTTCATATCTCTGACTGCTGGCCCTTGATTGTGTATAATGTGGTAATGGCATAACTTATCTTATTTTTTTATATATTCATCTTTCTTTTCTTATTGGAAGTTACCTGAGCTTATTGCACCTGTTTTAAGGATTGTAGTTCTTTGTACGAGAACTTCCATACCTCTTACTGGCTCGATATAAGTATCAAGGATACCTACATTCTGATCTATAACTTCTGGAGTATTATTAGTTTCATCCATAACATTCTTAAAGTCAAAAACACCATCATCGTTTTGAACGGTTGATAAGAAGTTATCAGCAAGAGTTTTAATTTCCAATCTAGTTTGAGCTGTGTTAAATTCAAATAAGTAGTTTTTCAGGATTGCTTCAATACCATCTTGGATGTAAATTACAACCTCTCTAACATTAATTGAGCTTAACGCAGATTTTGTAGTTTGCTGTGCTGTTTTATTAGCAAAGATTGTTGGGCCAGTTCCACTTTGGAATACAATTGGATTCAATCCAAATGGTTCTAAGTATTCTCTGTCCTCTTTACCAAGATTTAATTCTAAACCTACAACTCCAGTTCCACCTACAACGCCTCTACGAACACCTGCAACTAATGACCACGGTAAAGCATTTTCATACTTTGCAATAAAGTTATTAGAAACATACGGTGCTGGTACAACGTTTATGTTCTTTCCTAAATCTCTTACAGTAATGAAAGGATAGTAGAATGCGCCAAAGCTTGCACCTTGTGTTGGTGAAGGTAATGAGTATCTTACCGTTGGATTTTTACTAAGATCTCCACCAGTAGAAATAAATCTAGAGGAAAGCGATCCAGTTGCATCCAAGAAGGAAGGATCTGTATTATTCTTAAAGTCTTTAGCAGAAGGTGCATTAATTATTGCAAATGCATTCTTTCTAGTAGAACATAAGTTTGTATAAATTGCCTTAGATCCACTTTCAATACCGTTTCCGAACGTATCAACTAAATATCTGAAGTTAATTGTTTCTCTATCAGTTAATGCTTTAAACAGGTTAGTTCCATTAAGAGTACCATTTAATATAGCATTCTGTCTTTCGTTAGTTCCGTTAGGTACATGTTTTGTATTATCTAACCTAAACCCATCTAAAGTAAATATGTTTAAGTAATCAATCCATGAATCTATTGGGTAATACAATTCAACCTTTTTAATACCGCCTGCAGTGGAAATTGAAATTTCACTTTGGCAAGTAACTAATAATGCCGTTTTGCCTGCAGGAATTGTACTATATTCAGAATTTGTTAATCCGCCTTGTACAATATTGATTCTGGTTAATCTTGAGTGAGGTACTGAAACAGAACCTTCAAAGTGTACTAAGTAGTTACCTACAACCACATCAGCAGCATCAGGATTAGCAGCATCAATTAATACTTGGTTAGGCTTAAGAGCAGTTTCAGTTAATGAATCAGCCAAGATATCAATAGAAAGGTTATTTGCACCTTTCAGAGTTTGAATACCTAAAATATTTGCACCGTATGCAACAGCATCAGAATTTAAGAATACACCTGTACCATCTAAAGTAAACTGGGCATGTGGAGTCAAAGTGTTAAATGCATCTTCCTGGTAAGGAGTTATCTGAACCGATGGCAAGTTATATGCCGGGTCAGATATTCCAACAGTATCAACAGCAGTTGTTGGTGTTCCTACATGAATAGATCCGTAATCTACAGCATTAAATACTAAGTAAGAAGTATATTGAATCCCACCTACTTCATATACAGCTTCATCCCCATCAGTAAGAGTACCGTTTGAGAATTGGCTATATAAGGTAGATCCGTAAGAACCTATAATTCCAGCGGTTGGGTTAGATAATGGTAATTCATCAGCAACGAATCCAAAGTCACCTTCGTTAATGTAAGTGTATGTTGCGCCAGTTGTTGGGAAATCTCCTATTGCAACACCGCCTACAGAAGAAAGTAATAATGTAACGGTGTTTCCAACTACTTGGTGAGAAGTAACAGGAACATATTTTGAAATAACAGAATCAAAAATATAAGTACCTACAACAGTTGAACTATTTGCAGTCATATTAGCAAATGCATCAAAGAATGAATCACCTGCAGTTCCTTGTATTTGAATTTGAATATCTCCACCCGAAACAGCCGTAACGGAAATTAATTCTGTACCTTGTGTAACTGTATTAGGGACAGTGGCAGCTCTTGCATAATTTACGTCGGATACAATAGCACCGCTGTAAGATAAGAAGTTTACATCATCCTGTAAAGAAGTTGCTTGAGTATATTCTAAATTATGACCAATGAGATCAAGACCACCAGCAACACCGTCAATTAAAAAGTCTCCGCTAAAGAGATCCTCATTAACTGCAACAAATAATCCAGTAGATGCAGTATCAGCATTTACAACTTTTTCTACGAAAAGGTTATTACCAATAAGATCCACAAAATCAGGAATAAGAGAAGCAGTGTAAGTTGCAATTAGATCAACCTCAGACTCATTAAAGAATTCTGCAATCTTAGTATCAGTTGCATCAGAATCAAATACTCTCCTCTTTAAACCCTGTGTCTTATCAAAATAGGTTTGGAATGTTGGATCAGCTTCAAATCTTTCGTAAGGTGTAGCAGAACTAAAGTCTCCACCAAAATTTCCACCAATTACAAAAATATCAACTAAGAAGTCGGATACTAAACTGTCCTTATCTAAGAATCCTGGAACGTTTGCAGCGCCATACCACTCTTCAACAGTTACATTAAAACCTGCAGAATTAGCAGCAGAAGCTTTTCTTACAATAACAGAAATAGGATTTTGTCCTAAATTCACCATGTCTAATAGATCATTAGTTGTGGTAGAACTTAATGTTGTTCTGTTTGCATTTACATTATCTAGGAATGCATCAGAATCTGGATAGAAGAATTTATCTCTATTATAAAATTTTTGGTATTCTCCCATTGCACCACCATTAGCCTGAGCCTCTGGTGTTGCAGCCGTACCAAACTTAAGGTACTCTACTTGGTCAGCAGAATCTAAATTAAGAAGATTAAGAGCAAGAATAGGTCCTCTTTCCAATGCTGCTAAACAGCTTCTGTGGAAAAAAGAATCCTTTCTTTCTAAGTTTCTGTCAATATCGCCATATACTTGCTTAAAGAATGCAGTATCTGGTATAAATACAGGAGTATTGAAAGGTCCTGTCTTAGAGAAACCAACAATTAATCTTGTCTGATTAGCAGGGATACTAACAACTTGAGACTTATCGAATTCAAATCTATAAGTTCCTGCAGCTTTAATCGAAGCGATTTTTGGATCTAGTGCCATCTTATATTATTTTTTTTATTTGCTTTTTTTATATATCCAACAACCTGTAACTTTTTATACCAAGTCATAGATATCAAAATTCAATTGTCCTCCTTTTGCATCTTGCTCTAGAATAACATCAATCTTGTCTTGAATACTTTGATCCATTTCATCATGGATCTCTTCAGCAAAATCAGAAAAATCCAATGTAAAGAAGAATTCAGAACTATTTATACATGTCATTATTAAATCATCATGACCTAATTGACCTGCATAACTTCCATTTGGCATTTTACCAAATGTGGCTGCTTCATATACAGTTTGTTTATCTTTTAGTACAATTCTATTTTGTGTAATGTATTTTTTGAAGTTTTGGCAAAATATAGGTTTATTATCCTTTTTAACCTTTAAGCCGAATTGTTTAGTACGAGCATCTATTCTATGTTTAAATTTAACTACGGCTTCTTCATCAAAATCATTTCTTTGTGGAAATACTGTTTCCATTCTTTTTATCAATTCACCTCCAAATAAATTCCATTCTATGATCATTTTTACATTCTCAGAATAAAAAACGTCATATGCTAAAATGTAAAGAGATTTTGCAAACTCTTCAATAGTATGTTCATTACTTCTAAATCTTCCAACTTGTCTTATTCTATAAAAGTCAATAAAACTACCAGGCGATGATACCTTTGCCCAATCCTTTTCATCCATGAGTTCTATCTTAAAAATATTAATGATAGAATAATCCCCACCGGTACCTTCTGCAATGTCTACCGAAAAACACCAATAATTAGAATTATCTTCGCATTCTTCTAAATTAAAGTCTGGATCCCATAATAAGCCATCATATTCTACTTGCTCATCTTCAAACTCTACCATTTCACGATGTACAAATTCTAATTCTCCTTCTTTTAGTTTTTTAAGACTATCTGCTCCTAACAGTAATGAAGAGCTTGCAATAAATTGATTTCCGTATTGTCTATTAAATGCTTCTTCACTACCTAAGTTGGCAACTTCTTGTCTCATCCATGCCTCATCTCTTCCAGGGACATCCCACCAATCAACTCGGAATGGTGTATATTCACTTAACCCAGATTCAGCTGCGGAGTAAATATCATAAAACTTATTAAAGCCATTAGGGGTGCTCGTAATAATAACCTTCGAGTTTGAAGAAGCAGATACCGTAGGATATACGTTTTCATAAAAAGTTTCTACAAAGTTTTGGGGTATATGGGCAAACTCATCCATGAATAGCAAATGGATAGTAAAACCAATTGCCGCTTTCTTAGTTGTAGTTTGACCAATGATTCTACAGCCATTATCAAATTTGGAATTAAATACATCCCATTTAAGTACACCTGGCTTTAAGAAAAAGGGTAAGTGTTCTAAAATAGTTTTTCCTTTGTCAATAATTTCTCTTGTGGTTGCACCTTTGTTTGAAAGTACTAATGCGTTCTTATCAAAATTAAAAAGAACATACCATGCAATAAAAATTGAAGAACATATTGTTTTACCAACCTGCCTACTAGCTAAACAAATATTAAATCTCTCTGCCTGAAACTGCCTTAACATCTCTTCTTGATAAGGTCTTAATTGAATTGTCTGCAAACCATGATCGGTCATTACAGTACAATACGTATTTGCAAAGTACACAATATCGGTTGCGCACTTTTTTATTTCCTTTATTTCATGAGGAGTATAATTAAAAACAATGTTACCTTTTCTAAGATTAGGATTACCTTCGTAGAACGGTGTTGCTTTAGGTTTATAGCCTTCTTCCAATGCAAGCATAAGTTGCTCAACACCTTCACTTGTCCATGAAAAGGCTTGTTCAGCTTTACCTACACTAAAGTCAAATCCTGCACTAGGTGCTTGTGGTTTCTGTGGCATCTTCTTTTATTACGGCTAGGATATGATTAATATGTAAGATTTCATATCTTTTATCATCAAAGGTATATTCTGTACCTTTTCCTATTGTTTTTATTACTTTGTCACCTTTCTTAACTTCTAATCCATCTGATGCTTCAATAACTAAAGCCTTGCGGTTATACTTTTCTTCAGGAATCCATAAACCTCCCTTGGTTTGTGTTTCTTGTGGTATTTCTTCAGTGAGAATGTAATCATTCTTCATTTTCATCTTCGTCAACATCTTGAATATCTTCTTCGTTAATAGTTTCTTGTAATGCTCTCATTAAATCTTTAGTACCTCTAGATTTTAATCCTGATGTTTTTGATCTTGAATCCCCTTCAGGGCTTCCATGATAAACATCTATATCTCTACTTGTCTTTTTAGCATTTTCTTCAATAGCTACCATGTACATGGTTTGACTCTTTATGATGTCTAAAAGAGTTCTTTGCAAATCACTAAGTACTTCAAACATCCTAGGAGAAACATCCCCTTCATTAATTATGTCCATTAAACTAGATATAGCAACTTCGCTGTTCTCCATCTGCCTTATCAACATTCCTAAAGCATATTCGTCTAATTGTGCCTTTGCTTGAATGTATTCATGCTCGGCTATAATTTCTTCACTTAAATAAAATTTAAGAAGACTAGTCATTACCTTTTTAGCCTTTCCTTTGGCTTTAGTTAATGCAACGGCTTGAGTACCTTCTGCCCTAACCTTAGGTAATTGTGGAGTATCATCTAATCCAGGAACTTCATCAGGTAAATCATTAAGTAAATCCCCAATGCTATCTCTAAACTTTTCTTTCGGGTTTTCTTCCATTAATACTAAATTTGTATTATATATTCCAAATTTTAACGGGCATCAGAAACTGTCTGAAGTAACAATTCTGGTGAAGCGTTATCCAGCAATAAAGTTAAATGAGTATCTTTAACAACGTATTGACTAAGAATTAAGCTTTGTAATTCTTCTTCTATTGGTTTTTCCCAAATTCTTATATTAGTTAAATCGGTCTGTGATCCTAAAAGTTTCCATTTTAAATCATTTACTACACCTACGGGCGTATAAGTCTTTGATTCGTAAAAAATCTTAGATAGTTTTGCTGTAAGGTTAGGATTTATTGAACCTGATGTTTCTGGTGTGTCATAGACATAAAGACTTAACTGCCTAGAAGTAGCATTAAGATTAATTACAAATGCATACCATTCATCTTTTGCCAATGATTGGGTCAATTTCCACTTATAATACTTGTCGTTTATTTTCATAATAAACCAATTAGGAGTATAAGTAAGAGATACAAATTGCGTCGGTGGAAGTAAACCATTTTCATAAATCATAAAATTATTACTCGTCTCCTTGTTAAACTTAGGAGTACCTGAAGTAACATTATCTACATACGATTCATCTAAAGTAATAGAATCTCCATCTATTTTAATTATCTTAGCTATTCCATTATATGATTGTGTTCCACTAATAGAAATCCAATCGCCAACATTTAAGGCTTGACCAAAGGTAGGTAATCCACCAGTATTAAATTTAACTTTTCCATTGTCATCTACTATAGAAAGAATTAATACATTAGTTCCTATAGGCGATTTATACTGAGGTCTTGCCCAAAACGTAAAGGCCCTGTCTTCTTCCGCTGCCCATCCTTGATTATATCTGTATTCAATGGCTTCTTCTGCAGTTCTCATTGAATCTAATTCATAATGATATTTAGATATGATAGTCCATTCATTATAAACATTTTCTTCTTTAATAATTAGCTTCTTATCTAATACCCTTCTTACATAATCATTACATAAACTTCCTATAGTGTTATATTGATTAGGTTTTCTAACGTCTTCAAATTCATCTTCTCTTTCTACTTTAAATTTATCTAAATCTGAAACTAATGCTTTAGTATCAGCTTCTGCATTCTTACCTGCAAGAGAATCACTAAAACCAACGGCTGTCCTTTGTTGATATGGTACAAGACTTACTCTCCAATAAGAGCCACTGTAGAGAAAATCATCAGCTTCGGCAATAGCGTCAACTTCATACATTCGATTCATATATTGTTTAAAGTACAAATAGTCTCTCATTTCTGGTTTCGCACCAGCACCGAAGACTGCTTCAAATGCAGATTTAACAATATGAACTTCAAACTGAACCGGAAAATCCATCATCATTGGATTAAACTGAATCTCCCTTGTAGGTAATTCATTATCAGGAATAAGTATCTTTACTTCAGCTTCTTGAATAACATCAAATAATGAATATTCTTTTAAAATAACATCTCTACTTCTTTGGTCAGCTTTAGTCTTAAAATAGTCAACACAGAACCCAAAAAGATTAGAAGTTACTGCTGAAAGCTGATCATACATTGCAGATGCTCTACTTAAATCATAAGGATTCCACGATTCACCGCAACAATCCACTACTAGGTTTGGTAACCCAATACATCCTTCAGCACCACATTCTATTTGCGGAACTCTACATATTACACCACCATCTGTTACCAGCTCTAATGCAATAGATTCGAATTCCAAAGTGCCATCGCCCACCTGTTCATACCTATATTGAATCCAAAATGGTTTATTTGGATCTAATAATAAAGCTTCCAGATTCGCATTAGTAAGAGTGATATAATCAGAATATGTTACACCGTCTGTACCCCACCTAAATTGCTTATTAAAATAAACACCAGTATTTTCGCCTTTGGTAACATCAGTATATCCTAATACCTCAACCACATTTTTATAAGGCTCTTGGAGGCTAATTAATATAGCATCCCCGTTGGCATTTGTCGTAGTTCCGTTAACTGCCATTAATTATGAGTTTATTTGTTGTTCCTTACTTTCACTGGTTTTCTTAGCCCAGATTTTATCAGCTGAAGCTAATCCTAAACCGCCGATACAAATAGCAGCAACTGCATTTACAATTGATGGTTCTACCGGGTGTTCAGTATAAAGATTAATAAATAAAGCTGCACATAAAGAAAGACCTGCAACTATACCAATAAATCTTTTTGATGAAGGTGTACCTTTTTCGTCTCGTAAGAGCCCACTGACCCAATTAATTATCTTTTTCATATACAAACATTATTTGTTTATATATTCTACATCTCTGAACTTCCGCCAATATTCCAAGCAATGATCTTACCGTTAGGCTTTAAAATAGATTTAAGCTGGTCCCATGGTACAAATAAATTTTCATTTCCGCCAGAAGGATCCCAGTAAACTATATCGAATTTTTCGTTTTCAAATGTACTTTCATAATTAAAATTAAACGCATCTCCAATGATAACTCTAATATCATCAATGTTTTTGGTTTCAAGATTAATCACTTCTTGGTTTTTTTCAATGACTGTTAAGCGTGCATTCCTTTTTCTAATCATTTCATTAATAAATCCTATGCCATACCCAATTGATAAAACATTACATTCATTAAAGATAGAGTCAAAAAAAAGTTTATTGGTTGAATGTTCAACTTCAGTATTAGACATTAACAGCTCTTTAGTATCAGTATCCCATAAAACCTCATATTCATTTCCTATTGCTGAATTACTAAAATATTGATTCCAAGAAACAGAAGGCAATTCAGAAATTCCATTAAATGTATAAGATTCTCTTTTTAACATTAGAACGGGGTATAATCAGTTTTTACAATCAATGTAGGATCATCTTCCTCCAACTTAGGGTCAATATGATCCACTATGTTAAACATATCTATTTTACCATCAATCTCCATTGAAGCTAAAATGTCTATTATGGCAGTTGCCTTCATGTAGAAATAAGGCTTTCTCTCAAGATACTTATTTTTAAGAATTTTAAACTCGATAAGAGTTTTGTTAAATTTATCTAATTCTTCCCTAGAAAAAATCTGTGTTAAATCAAAAATTCCTTCAACTATTTTAAAATGAAAACTATGAATCGGTAAACCATTTTCATTCTTAATAAGTCGCGTATATTTTTTATCGTTATTAACAGTAAATGTTAAAAACTGAATGTTTTCTAACTTTCTAAAAATTGACCATAAAAAATAAATTGAATTAGGCTTTATTGAAGGATCAGGAATTAAACCTAAATCTTGTACCTTTTCAATTTCATTTCTAATTCTTTTAGAGGTTTTAATTGCATTAATAAACGAAGATACCTTTACTGTATATTCACCATCTACTTTAGATAGGTTTTTGCATTCTTTTTTAACTCTACTTATTATGATGCTATCAAAATAGTCATACTTAAATAGGACAAAAGAAATATGTGTAGGTATTCCTAATTCGAAGGTATTATCTATTAGCATCATTTCCCATCTGTTTTTCTAATATATCTATCGAGGATTGAATTAGTGATGGATTGTATTTTAATGCTTCTCTATATTCTCTTTCCCCAATCTCATTAAGTTTCATGTAAAATTCTAATGCCTTTGGATTAGGAGCCCATTCCTTTTCCTTTTGCTTTTGTGTCTTTTTTACTTTTGTGTAAATAAAACCAGGTACTCTATTAAATTTAGATGATACTAAGCGCCATGCCTCGGCTTGGCCAACGGGGTCTATTTTAAGAGAGTTAAATAAGTTAGCTTGGATTGGGAACTTAATACTCATAAATCTATTAGTCATAAATGAATTTTTAGATTTATCATAATTAGATAACTTATCCCAGTGTTGATCTTTACCAAACAAAACCTTTATGTAATCAAATAATTTCATTAACCTATTTTATATTTATATGAATAACTTTGCAGTTTGTTTATGATTCATCCAATCTTTCCCAAGTACGAGACGAGACTTTTTTACTAGGGTCTTCCATCATTTCTTTCATTTTACTAACTTGGTATTTATGACCATCATCCCAAATATCTGGAGATTTTTCCAAAGCATCAATCTTACCTTTAACCAACCACGGTGGTACTCTTTGACCCCAAGACCACTCACCAACATGTTCAACTAAATTTTTCTTATCTTCACTATAAAAAGAAATTGCCCAATGATTTTTTTCTGACTTATCATTAATAATATTATTGTATGCATTCATTACGTACCATATACCGCCCTCGCAAAATACGTGCTCTTTTATGTAATCTGAATGAACAGCAAGTTCCACTAGTTCAGGAATGGCATCTTCTTTCCACATTTTAATTGCATCTAAAAATTCTTTGGCTCTGGTTAATGAAAATGATGTATCAAATGTACAATCATTAAAATGATTTTTAGATATGATGTGATAATTATTCCACTTTGTTAAAGGTAACTCACTAATTTTACGATCAGACTGCTTCGAATACCATTCAGCTTGATAAGCTAAAACTACCTGTAAACACCATTTATTTTCATCTAAGTAATTTATTAGATCATCTATCTTAATGTAATTATTTATGATTAGATCATCTTCTTGGTGCCAAATAAAATCATAATCTTTTTCTAAATTAGATAAGATATCGATTGACTCTTCCCACGTATTAGTTAATCCTTTATTTTCTTCATGAAGTCTTATGTAATTATAACCATGAGATTCTGCTAAGAACCTCATAGTCTCATCATTTCTATCAGTTGGCATATCATCAATAAATATACCATCTACTTCATGGTCTCCCCAATCTATAAATTCATCTGATGTTTGTAATGTAGGTATCAGATATTCTAACCTGTTGGTTGACCATAATATTTTGCAAATTTTCATATTCTAAAACATTTTATTTTGTGATTTATTTCCTTTGATAAAAGACATATCATTATTATCATCGGAATCGTCATCTTTAAAGAATGACGCCTTAAAAGAATTATCAATCTCTTTGGCATATTCAGTTCCTTCCAATAAAGATTTCATAGTTGAAATGGACTTTAACTGTAATCCTTTAAGATTTAATTTTGATTCAACAGATTTAAACATTTCATCAAGAATACCCTCTGGGATTGATTCCGCGGCAAGAACCATAAGGTTTACATTAGACTTAATATTAGAAATGATTTGCTCTCGGCTCATATGCTTGGCATTCATAACTCGCACAGTCATATTTGCCAGGTCAGTAACATACTCATCATTATAAAGATACATATGAGAAAGATGGCCATGCTTTTCCTTAAACTCTGCAATAATAGCAGTTGCCTTTTTCTCACTGATACCGTATCTGCGATTTTTAGAAGTATAGTAATATGCAGGAGGTACATTATCACCAGCATCACCAGTAAGAACTTTACGGAAGCGGAAGTCTTCAGGATCAACTTCTATAATAGATACCTTTTTCTTACGGACCAATTCTTTAAGTAATTTCTTAGCTTGATTTTCTGGTGAGACTGACGTTTTGAGTACATCAAATACATTATCAGAAGATTCTTCAGTATTTTCAGTATTCATCCACTCAGAAAAACCTTGATAAGTATACAGCTTCTTATGAGCAGGTGAAAACAGAATAGTATGAGTGTTATTGTTTTTACTCTTATCAACTAATTGGACAAGGTCTCTATCACCAGTAAACATAATTACTGATTTATCATTTGCAAGAGATTCAGTATTCCATGCATACATAAGATCATCACCTTCAGCGCCATCAATTTTAGAAATAATAACACCCTGTTTAGATAAGATAGAAATAAAATCAGATGTAGCCTTTGAGAAATTATCCCAGTTAATGTTACTGTCTTGTTTACGATTACCCTTATAATCGGCTTCTGGGTAAAAGTCCTTTCTCCATGATCTTGAATCTACAGTCCACACAATTTTATCAATAAGACCTTCAAAAAGCCTAACTTGATATGCAAAATCTGTTGCGAGCTTTTTTACAAAAGACTGAACGTCTTCATCAGTTCCTAGTAAACCTGCCTTTTTGGATCTACTTGGAATTACATAGAGGGTTCTAAATAAAAAATAATTGCCATCTATAACAAAAGTATGTCTACCTGTTTTTTTCATATAGTGTGTATTTTATTTAAATATAACAGGTTATGGTTTAGATTGAAAGTTATCATCCATAAATTTATTTTCTAATTCAATAATGTTCAAATTAGGATACTCTGTCTTTAACCATTTAAACCTTCTAACTGCATCTCCTAACGTATAATTATTAGGATATTCTTTAATAAGTAATTCTAAAAATTCTGGTGTCATGCTCCATTAACTATTGTTTGTAATTCATATATACACGCAAGCATTGATACAGCAGGATCAATTACAAGTTGACGTTGAGATTGGTATTTTGCTACTGTTACAATTATTTGTGGTATAAATTGAATATATGATTGTCTATCTTGTTTTATAAATTCTATAAATTCAGCACCTAATGAAGAAAGTACGTCATCTGTTCTATTGGCATAATTAGATAGCATATATTGATAATTTTTAACAGGATCTTCACCATCTATTACCAAATCATAAATATCTCTATACACCGAACTAAACTTCTTAATATCATCAACAGTTATTGTTTCTAAGCCTTGTGATTTAAAACCTTGTAACTGATTTAACATATTTCTTAAATCAGGGAATTTTCTTTTTACTAACTCCACCGCTGCATGTTTATCTATTCCAATACCTTCTTCTTTACAGATTTGAAAAACTCTCATAATGTAGCTTTTCATTATTTCGGTTTCTTCTTCTTTGGAAAAATCAAAATCAATCATTTCAAATCTTGATTGTATTGGATCAGGTACTTTGTTAATGTAATTACATGTTGCAATAAATCTTGCATTAACATTAAATTGATCCATAGTAGCTCTCAATGCTTTAAAGAATTGGTCAGACACACCATCAATCTCATCAAGAATAATAACCTTCATTTTCCCAGGTTCATCCATGATAGAACGATTAGCACAAAAGTCTGTAATTCTATTTCTAACAACATCAACAGAGGTATCAGTTGATGCATTAATGTAAAGATAAGGGTGCTTAAAGTGTTTTACTAATGCCTTAGCAGCTGAAGTTTTGCCAGTCCCTGGGCTACCATGTAATAATAAATGTTGGTAAACACCTTTACTTAATTTATCGCCTACTCTTTTTGGGGTTATGAGATCATCTAGAGACTGTGGTCTGTACTTTTCAGTCAAAAGTATGTTTTGCATATTTTTCATAAAATAAGATAGATTTATTTTTATATGCAAAAAAAGGATAAGGTTTCAAATCAAATAAATAAAAAAATCTGCAATGAGAAGAGTAAGAAAAATTAAGAAAACTGTAGTAATTACATTGCCTAAAGACAATTCTTCAAATCAACCTTCACAGATAACCAGAGGGTCTGTTAAAAAGAATGTAGTTAAAAAGGTAGTTTCGCCAGCACAAATGAAAGGAGGTAAAAATAAACCTGTGCCTTATGTTACACCTAAAGTGTTTAAAAAGGTTAGTCCTATATGGAAAGGGCAAACTGTTTATCTTATAGGTGGAGGTCCATCCCTTAAAGGGTTTGACTGGAATAGATTAAGAAACAAAAAAAGCATTGCCATTAATAAAGCCATAAAGTTTTGGCCAGAAGCTGATGCTATGTATTGGACAGATGGTAGAGTTTGGACCTGGTTAGAAAAAGAAATTAATAATTACAAAGGATTAAAATTTACCATTAGGCCTAGGCAATACTCTAACGATGTTCATATTCTTAAAAGAGGAAGAAAATTTGGATTTGAGGAATCTCCTGATACATTGGCTCATGGTAATAATAGCGGATATGCAGCTATTAATTTAGCAATTCACTTAGGAGCCAAACGAATAGTCTTATTAGGTTATGATATGGGAAACGACGGTAAGTCTAGTCATTTTCATGATGGGTATCCTACTGCTGCAACCGGCGAAAATATTTATAAGAATCAATTTTTACCAGGATTTGAAATTCTAAAAAATGAGTTAAAAGGTAAAGACATTCAAATATTTAATGCATGCCTTACAAGTAAACTTAACACATTTAAAAAGATATCAATAGAAGAAGCATTATCTTTTAGATGATCTGCGTACATAAGTGAGAAACTCCCTTTGTTCACCTTTTAGAAGAGATTTACAGTGTTTAGTAAATTTAATGGACGAATCTATTATCCTTTGATCGACCCTTTTATTCCGTGAGTTATGTGCCTCTGAGCATTTCTTACATACAAAGTTTTCAACCTTTTTAGAATCCATCCGGGATTTAATTTCTACTTTACAGATTCCACAATTCCAATCTACTAAATCGGAGTCTTTTTCTAATTCTTTAATATTTGTAAAGGTTTCTCTAAAAGGATTCCAAAGGATACGGTTAGGATTTTTTTCATGCTCATTCATATCCTCAACCTTAAAGATAACTTCAAATGCCTGAATATCAGAATCCAACCATTTAAGATAATTATTCTCTATCATAAATCGTTGCTTTAAAGGAGGCAGATTCTCTAATAGAATACCATGCCTCCTTTTATACCATCCAAAGTTTATCTTACGGACTTTATACATTCTTCATTAACCTTCTAAACTTTTCGGAAACAGATTCCTCAAGCGGTTGAAATGATTCGTTAGGTTTTGATAAATTTGCTAATTGCTTTTTAGCATCAGCTTCCTTTTTCTTAAGTTCAGCAATATCTTCTTTACTATCTTCGATTGCCTTTTGTAATTTTTGAACCTGTTCTTCTGAACCTCTACCAGTTTTTAAATCTCTTTTGGCCTGTTCTAAATCTTTAACAGCTTTATTCATAGTAGTTCGTTCAGCTTCTATGTTATCATTATAGGCTTTAATATCAGCTTCTAATTTTGCAGTAGGATCATCAGGAGTTTTATCTAAATCCTGTATCTTTTTCATAACTTCTCCTATGTCATCACCAAGCCCTTGTACTAATTCAGTATTACCTTCAGCCTTAGCTTTTTTCTGTTGTGCTTGTTTAAATTTGATTTCAGCTTGAAGTTTAGCCTTTTCATCATCACCGTCTTTAACTGCGTCATATGCTGCCTTTGCTTTATCTACTTCTTTTTGTGCATCTTCTACAGCTTTCTTTTTAGCATCGCCCTGAGGATCTTCATTTTTACCAACATCATCTACTTTCTGTGTAGCCGGTTCATTCTTTTGTTGTGGCTCTTCCTTTGCAGAAGATTCATAATCCTTAAGATCACTTTGAGCATCGGCGGCTCTTTTGTTAAGTTTTTGAATTCTAACTTTTAGTTGTTTAGTTTCTTCGGCATCTGCTGATTTAAGTGCAGTTTCTGCTGCTGCTACATTTGCTTTAGTTGTAGCAAGAGTTACAACTTTTTTAAGACCATCTGTGGTAGCCAAATCTTTCATTCTCTGATTAATAGCACTTGCTTTATCTTTAAGGGCCTGATTCTTTGCAGCATTAGCAGCCTTAAGAGTATCCATTGCCTTTTTATCTAAGTCACCTTTAGATGCTTGCTTTTTCTTTTCAAAGTCAACATTATTTAAAGCCTGTTGTACTTTAGCCTGTTGATACTTTTTAGCATTATTTTTAATCTTTACAAATTTAACAGGACTACCTAATGCAGCTCCAATATTTTCATTTACAAATTCATCGTATGATTTTACCTTTCTCATTACTATATTTTGATTTTATTATATATTAGAGATATTAAAACAAAAAAGGTCCGCCTTTCGGCGAACCTTTCTTAAAGTATTTATATACCTAAATAGAATTAGATGATCGATACAGAAGCACCGAATGCGAATCCTACAGTGTAGTACATAGTTTCTGGGTGGAATCCAGCGTCTACTAAAGTGAATCTAGATTTAACCGCGATTTTAGGAGCCATAGTTCCTTCTGCGATTGTTTCAACAGATTCAGCCATTAAGTAAGGCATGAATACCAAACCAGGAGAATTACCATCACCTTTTCTACCTACAGCAACTCTATAGTCAGTCCAAGCCATGTTTGGATCAACATAAATAGTTACACCAGCCAAAGCACCGATTGGATATAAAGATCCGCCGGCTTGGTTGATTGTATTTGATAGTGGGTAAGGTACGAAACCTGCGATATCCTGAAGTGCCGTAGCAATTTCCCCAGAACATACTGCGAAGGTAGCAGGACCTCTACGACCTCTTGTTGCGATCAAGTTAGAAGCAGCAAGAATCTTAGTATACAATCTACGTTGTAATGATCCTTGTGTTTCACCACCTGTTCCTACCAACGTCTTATTCAATGTATAAGTTACGTTAGTGTTAGTTCCATTACCTGGACCTAAGTTTACAGTAGCAGTAGCAGCATCAGCAGCATTACCTAAGTAAATAGATAAGTTCAATCCATCAACAGCGTTTACATTAGTTGAATTTTGAGCTCCATTTCTGAAGATTCTATCCAAGATGTATTTGTTGATTGACTGAGTTAACTCATTAACCAATACAGCTTCTACTTGAGCAACTGCATCAATTCCGAATTGCTTAAGATCTTGAACTTGCTCTCTGGTCACAGCGGCAGCAACTTGGTAAGTCTTAGCAGCAACTGACTTGTTAAACAAGCTTAATCCCATAATGTTATCCGGAGTGGCTTCACCTACACCTCTTTGGTAAGGATCAGTTCCATCAATAGATTCATTAGTAAAGGTAGGAGCACCGTTTAATGGGTTGTTATCTTCAAAAGCATTACCGGAGAATCCAGGAATGTGATCTTCTAAAGCTTTAACATACTCAGCAGCACCGTCCCAAGTACCAACTACATCACCAGCTTGAGCAGCAGCAGCATCATAGAAATTTACAGCGTTTGCAACAGCTTCGTAAATAGCTTCATAACCTTCTTCACCTTGAGCGAAAGAACCTGCAGTAGTTGGATCTAAAGTACCGTTACCTCTTACACGGAAGATTGCGTAACCGTCAATTCTAGATTTTCCTACGTAAGTTAATTCGTAAGATGCGCCTTCA